ATGTGTGGCTCGACTTCGGATGGCACAAAGTTTGGCAGCAGTGGGTGAGAGGGTTGCCTTACAGAGTAGGGTCGCAACTCGTTACCATAAGGGTCATAGTGTTTGGTCATGTCGTCCTCCTAATAATCGCTGTTTGGGTCATTCATTTCGCGCTCAAACTTACGGGCGGCGCGTTGCTCATCCGAGTTATACCAAGCATCGTATTCGGCTTTGGCGATGGCTTTGCCGGACACAATCGCAATCTGCTCGGCGGTCTTGGGATTCTCGGCTTCCAGTTCTGCGAGGGCGGAAGCAATCAGATTATATGTATCTGGCATGAGGTAGCACTTGCCAACCATCCCGATACATCCTCGCTTTATGGCCTCATTATATTGATTATAGGCTTTACTCAAGCCAGACAAACCGCTCCCGCTGGCAACTGCCTTACCGCTGGCGTCGTAGATAACAATTTCGGTTCTGTCAATGGGGTGTGTCTTGGTTCCACAGAGCATACCATCCAGGCGGATTTCCTCGTCCCAGGTGCCGCGCTCCAGGGATACTTTGATTGTCTTGCCATTTGTGCTAATCATTCTGCTTGCTGTTATTGTCGTCATTTTGTCATCTCCTTATCTGTGTATGATTGGATTATACCCGACGTCGGGTATATGTCAATAGACACAACCTTAAAAAAAGTATGACATTTGTCATGTACATCTGTTCTAATTTTAGAGGCTGAATGACTGACCGCGAAGCCGATACCGTCCGAACGTCCATTGTCAAAGAGACTGCTCAGTTTCTAGCCCGGATGGTTGCTCAGCATCTGGACCCGCTGCCATATGACCACGTTCATGACGTAGGCGGGAGGCGATTTCGTGTAACAGTCAAGTCATATCCAGGCGACGAAACCGACAGGCGCTTGTCGTTGTATGGTGAGCAGGACATGGGCGCGAGTGAGTGAGGCTGAATGCGGCGTGGCGAATGGCATCAATGTGATTGCTGTGGTGAGGAAACGATTATCGTGTGGCGTGACCCTTGCGATTTCGTCTGCTCGTCATGCGGAGGCGGTGCTGTAATGATGTTCAGTTATGCGAATGATTTGCTGCCGTTTGTGGCTCTTCGGAATGCTTGTTATAACTATACTTGTCGAAAGCATGAAATATAAATGAAACGCATCCTCCCCTTCCTGCTCGGCCTCCTTCTCTCCGCCTACGTCCTGCCCTGGCTAATGATGCGTAGGCAGTACGACCTCTGGAAGCCCGCAACCACCTGCGCTGATGAGGACGTGCCTCCCTATAATTACATCATGACCAGGACTGACACCGGACACACGGTAACATGGACTTGGGAAGAATAAACCAAATGAGGCCATTCACGAATAACCCTCGCCAGTTATCCAAGACGCAAGCCAAGCGCCTAAAGGAAACCATGCAGGAATTTGGCGATCTATCTGGAATCGTCCACGATCTTGAGACTGATGAGGTCATCGGCGGGAACCAGCGTTCCAACGTTGCGGCGCTGATGCAGACAGAGCCGGTCATCACCGAACGCTTTGACCCTGCCCTACCGGACGGAACCGCGTTACTCGGACACTTCGAGTACCAGGGCAGGCGCTTCGCATACCGGGCGGTAACGGGCTGGGACGCGGATAAGCGCACGCGGGCGAATCTGGTAGCAAATGCTGGAGGCGGTGCATGGGATATTGACCTGCTAAGTGGAATTGACACATCTGTTCTAACATCGGTCGGCTTCGATACCGAGATGCTCCTGAACACGCGTAGCTTTGGGAGCGCGCTGGATGCGATGCTGAAAAGCGTAACAGAGCAAACGAACGGACAAGCGGAAGATATACCTGAGCAATTCTCAATAATGATTACGTGTGAAAATGAACAGACGCAAACGCAATTATTAGAACGATTTATTGAGGAAGGCTTGCAGTGCCGAGCATTAATATCATAAAACAATCTGACATCATAAAGACGCCGCGTCTAATGCAGATGCTTGGGATTTTTGACGTTCCGCCGTCTGAGAGAAGCATTGAAACGTGGCAGGTTAATTTCGACTTGCCGCAAGAATGGAATATCGGCTTGATTGTGGGACCAAGCGGGAGCGGTAAGACAACCGTAGCGCGTGAATTGTTCGGTGATTACATTGTCAAAGATTGGCAATGGTCGCAAAACAAAAGTATCCTTGATGATTTTCCGAAGGATATGAGCATCAAAGAGATTACAGATTTATTGTCATCTGTTGGGTTTTCTTCGCCGCCGTCCTGGGTGCGCCCGTTCCATGTACTGAGTAACGGCGAACAGTTCCGCGTTAATATGGCGCGAACATTGGCAGAGAGTAAGGAATTGTCAGTGGTAGATGAGTTTACAAGTGTTATAGACAGGACGGTTGCACAGATAGGAAGCGCGGCAATAGCCAAGACCGTGAGGCGAAGAAAGCAGAAGTTTATTGCAGTGTCCTGTCATTATGACATTATGGAGTGGCTACAACCTGATTGGATATACCAGCCCGCGACCAATGAGTTTGCGAGCGGGAGGTATCTTCAGCGACCTCAAATCATTCTCGAAGTCAAGCGCGTTCATTCGTCCGCTTGGCAATTATTCAGGAAGCATCATTATTTAGATACAAAATTGAACACATCATCTGTTTGTTTCTGTGCCTTTTGGAACGATATACCCGTAGCGTTTACGGCTGTTTTGCATTTCCCGCATCCGACGCGCAAGAACACAAAGCGCGAACATCGGACGGTTTGTCTACCCGATTATCAAGGCGTAGGGATTGGGAACGCAATGAGCGCATATATCGGCGCATTGTGTAAGGGGTTGGGATGGTCTTTTATCTCGCAGACTTCCCACCCGGCAATGATACGAGCACGGGCTAAATCTGGAAAATGGCGCATGATAGCAAAACCAAACATAAGCACACAGACAATGGGAAACGACTTCCCCTGTGAAGTCGTTTCCCAAAAAACAAAAGGCTTCGCCATAAGATTTAGAGCTACCTTTGAATACATCGGCTCTGCTTTGTCAAAAGACGAAGCACAGAAAGTCTGGAATCTAGAGTAATTCTGAGAATAACGCGAATGGCAAAGCATCCGACCAAGATACGCAAGGCGCAACTACTCAAGGCAATCGCAGGCAGCGGCGGCATTGTCTCGACTATCGCGGCGCGGCTGGATGTCTCATGGTCTACGGCTAAGGATGCTATTCCTGTATACCCCGAAGCACAGGCCGCCTATGATGCGGAGTGCGAGTTACCGCTTGACATGGCAGAAAGCGTGCTGGTCAAGAATATCGCCTATGCCGTAAAGGAACAGGAGCAGACGCAGAAGCCGGTTGATGCTGGCGACGCCAAGTGGCTACTGTCCAAGCGCGGCAAAAAGCGCGGGTATGGGGATAGTGTTGAAATCGGCGGGCCGCTTGGCGAGCCGCTGACAATTACTGTCACAGTCAAAGGTATTGATGAATAACGTCACGTGTTATAATAGAACAAATAATCTAAGCGCTGCTCCCGCGATGTTGAAGCATCCGGGAGCGCGACCACTGCACAACGGAGGTGCAATGATGTCAACTATTATAAGTGGGATTTATGCCATTGTAAACACACGCAATAGACACAGGTATATCGGATCCGCTGTTGATATTTCTGGGAGATGGCGACAACATACCTATAAACTCAGAAAAGGCACACATCCAAGTAAACATCTACAAAACGCATGGAATAAATACGGGGCGGCAAGTTTTGATTTCGTGATTCTAGAGACTGTCAAAGATAAGAACAGTCTTATACCTATTGAGCAGGGGTATCTAGATCGTGACTTTCCAGAATACAACACAAACAGGAGAGCCGGGAGTATGTTTGGTTTTAGGTTTAGCGAGGAAGCCAAAAAACTAATGTCTCTCATTCATTCTGGATTTAAGCATACAGAAGAATCCAAAAAGAAGATGTCTGAAATATGGGCAGGCAGGCCGCGTGGAAAATACACAGAGGAGAGAGCTGCTAAAATTTCAGCGGCGCACAAGGGAAAGAAGATAAACGACAACCAGAAACGCGGATTAGCAATCGGGCAGTATAACCCCAAGAGTGCCGAAACCCGCAAGAAAATCAGCGACGCACAAAAAGGATACAAGCCGAAAAAGGAGACCATAGAGAAACTTAAGCAGGCTTGGATAAGGCGCAAGGCTGGGAAAAATGGAACATAAAGTAGAGATAGACCCCGCCGTGTTTAATGATGCCTATATTCCGTGCTTAAATGAAATGGCGCGAATACAAATTTACTATGGCGGCGCATCGTCTGGTAAGTCTGTGTTTTTAGCACAGCGCGACGTGAGAGACGTTATGAAAGGCGGTCGTAACTTCCTAGTTTGTAGGCAGGTAGCGCGTACGCTTCGCGGTTCTGTTGTGCAAGAGATAACAAAGATTATTAGGGACTGGGGCTTGTCTGATTTATTCTCTATAAATAAAACAGATGGGACGGTTACTTGTGTAAATGGATACCAGATAATATTTGCAGGTTTAGACGATGTTGAGAAACTAAAAAGTTTGACCCCTGCTAAAGGAGTATTCACTGATGTTCGTGTTGAAGAGGCAACGGAAATAGAACGTTCGTCAATCATAAAACAACTTTTGAAGCGTCAGCGCGGGGGAAGCGAGAAAACACCTAAGAGGCTGATGCTGTCATTTAATCCAATTCTACAATCACATTTTATCTATGCGGATTACTTCTCAATGATTGGATGGACTAACGACCAGAAAGAATATAAGTCGCCCGATTTATACATTCTAAAAACTACATACCGAGACAATAGGTTTCTTACCAGGGAAGATGTTAGGGGCTTGGAAAACGAGAAGGATAAGTATTACTTTGACGTATATTCAGAAGGCAACTGGGGCATTCTCGGCCATGTCATCTTCACCAATTGGCGCGTTGAGGACTTATCCGGGATGCAGGCACAATTCACCAACCACCGCAACGGGCTGGACTTTGGCTTCTCAGCCGACCCTGCGGCGCTATGGGTATCGCACTACGACGCGAAGCACAAACGCATTTATGTATTCGATGAATTGTATGAGCGCGGCCTGACAAATGACCTGCTGGCCGTGGAAGTAAAGAACAGGATCGGTGGCGACTACGTGGTTTGTGATAGCGCCGAACCGAAGTCAATCGCCGAATTACAGCAGTACGGCGTTTCGGCACTTGCGGCGGTCAAGGGCAAGGATAGCGTGCTATTCGGTATCCAGTGGTTACAGCAGCAGGAGATCATCATTGATGCGAAATGCGTCAACGCAAAGAATGAGATTTCTACTTTTCACTGGCAGGAAG